CCACTCGCTTCCCTATGTTCTCTAGGGAAGTTAATGTCATACCACATGACAAGATACCGCGTGAGAACGTAACCCGCTACATGGTCTTAGACCCCGCCGGTAGGAAGAACTGGTTCATGTGTTGGATAGCCGTGGACGAAAGCGAGACCTACTACGTCTATCGTGAGTGGCCTGATGTTAATGTGGGAGACTGGGCCAAGTGGCATGGAGGACGATGGATAGGGGGCGACGGCAACAAGGGGTTGGGCTATGGCATTAGGGACTACGTTGAGTTAATTACTCGCTGTGAGAGCGACAATGGAGAAACGATAACGGAACGGCTCATTGATCCGCGTCTGGGTGCGGCCAAGTATCAATCACAGAACGGGGCGAGTAGCATAATCGAAGACCTAGCAGACAATGGGCTAACATTCATTCCTGCGCCGGGACTAGACATTGAGGACGGCATCCAAGCTATCCAGAGCAAGATGGCTTACAATAGGAAGACCAAGATGGATAGTCTCAACCGTCCACACTTCTATGTGTCAGAGAATTGCCAGAACATCATCACTGCCCTTCAGGAATACACAGGCGACGGCGGAACAGATGAAGCATGGAAAGACCCAATAGATGTCATCCGCTATGCGTGCATTGACAACATTCGCTTTGTAGATGAAACAACTCAACCCAAAACTCGTTCCAAGGGAGGATATTAATGAAAGCTAAAAGTGTAAAAGCCAGAATCCAAAGCGTCGAAACGCTCAATGCTGTAGAGCCAGAGAAACCTCGGTTTAAGAAAGCCAATGTTATTTCTCAGGCCCGCAACCCACAGTGGGTGTTTGCTTCTGTCGAGGGAGTGGAAGGTAAGTCCATTGTAGCCATTCCGCGCCGTCTAACCAACAAGCTAGAGGGCAAGCAAATTAACGTAGAAGTCATTACAGATGAAAACGGCACCAGCTACCGACACGAATTCCTTAGCACCTGACATTACGGTTAGCCGCAAATGGTTGCTTCAGCAAAGCGATAGACTTCTGCGCTACGAACAGATAAAGCGATTTGAGGAGCAGAACTCCTCTGAACTCTTCCCTGATGAGCTATCCGACAAGATAGGGCGTTCGCAGGAATACGTTCATGGTATTATCAAGAGCGCAATATCCCACGCAAAATTATGCAAGAAACTCAACAGCAACACGCCCTGACATTTGTAGATAGTGATGGTCCAAACGTCGTTGCCCTTAAGTCTGCATACGATAGGACAACCACGGAGCTAGGAACCTACTTCAATCAGTGCGTCAATAGCTCTGATGAGCGGCGGTGTTATTGGCCGGGGAAGTCGAGTGATTTGCGGAAACACGGTGGGGATGCGTTTCCTTGGGAGGGTGCGTCTGACACGGAAGCTCGTGTCATTGATGAAAAGATTAGCACCTACGTTTCTATTTTTACTTCGGCTCTAGCTAAGGCCAACATCCGCGCCTACCCTGTTGAGCATGGAGACACGGGACGATCCCGTGTTACGAGTGCGTTCCTCAAATGGATGCTTTCAAGTTACATCCCACGTTTCCGCGAAGAGATGGAGCTGGGTGGTAACTACCTCCTAGAGCGTGGGTTGATGATTACCTACGTTGGATGGGAGAGGGTAGAAAAAAAATTCCTACAAAAAATCGACTTGCAGCAAATTGCTGCCACCAGCCCTGAACTTGCCCAGCTCATCATCGAGGGCAAAAACGACAAGGAAGTCATTGATATGCTTCGCACGGTGTATCCCGACGTAGTGGATAGCCGCGCCAAGAAAGCCTTGGTAGAGCTACGAAAGAAGGGAGTGAGCGAGCTTCCTATTAGCCGTTTGAGCATTGACCGGCCCTACGTCCAAGCCTGCGCCCCTGATGGAGACGTGTTCTTCCCGTCCTATTGTTTGGACCCACAACGCGCCCCTTTTGTATTCTATCGCACCTTCCTCACAGTCCAAGAAGTTCTTTCCTGTGTAACGTCTGATGGCTGGGATGAGGATTGGGCGGAGTATGTGGTGTCTCACTTCCGTGGGGTGAACACCTACAACATGGAAAGCGTCTATGGCACGCGCTCCACTGGTCTTTCCAAATATCGCCAGCAGTATAATGCCGACGAACTCATTGAAATTGTCTATGCGTTTCAGAGGCTCATTGACCCAGAGGACGGCAGCGAAGGTATCTACCGCACCATCATGCACCCCAAGTTTACTGGGGAAGCTGATGTGCAAGCCTATGCTAAATTTGAATTGCTGAACGGATACAATGATTATCCATTCGTTGTTACCCGTCTCAGCAACGACTCTAAGCGGATGTATGACATCCAGACGTTCCCTGAGCTGCTTCGCGGCTATCAGGACAGCGTAAAGACTGAGCGGGACAGTCGGACGGACCGGAACAGCTTGGCTACCCTGCCGCCCATCATGCACCCCGTGGGTAATCCACCCGCTGATTGGGGTCCGGGTCGATATGTTCCCTATCGCAGGGCAGGAGAGTTTTCATTTGGCCCTGTGCCTCAATACAACCCCGGCAGTGTGGAGATGGAGAAAACCATGCTCATGGCCGCAGATGACTTGGTTGGTCTCAACCCCAACAATCCTCTCACGTCCATCCGCCAGCAGTTCTTTGTTTCCAAGTTCCTCAATCACGCTCGTGATGTTCTAAAGATGGCGTTCAAATGCTATCAGCGATTTGGCCCAGATGAAGTGTTCTTCCGCGTAACGGGAGTGGCCGATCCCATGAAGTTTAACAAGGGCAATGCAGACGAGGACTTCGATGTTACGGTGAGCTTTGACATTCTGAACAACGACCCAGATACGCAGGAAGCTCGTATGCAACAGTTTGTTAGTTTGCTTCAGTTGGACAAGAATGGGCGTATCAATTCTGATGCTCTCTTGGAATCTATGGCCGCAGCCATTGACCCAGTTATGGCGGACGCTATCCTGCAACCAGCCGAGCAAGCTCAAGAGCAAGTGGTTAAGATGGTAACGGAAGACTTGTCTAAGATTTACGCTGGCATTGAGGTGGGCGCACGGCCTAATGGGGCGCAAATTGCAATGCAAGTGCTCCAGCAATACACTCAACAGCCAGACGTTGCACAACGCTTGCAACAAGACGAGTCATTTAGGGCTAGACTTGAGAAGTATGCCAACCAATATCAGTTTGCCTTGCAACAGATGCAGAACGCTCAAATCGGTAAACTAGGCACCGCTCCCGCCCAAATGGGAGAGATGACCACTCAAGGTATGCAAACTCTATGAAGTTATTCGGAACCTCCCGCCATCCTCTTCAACAGCAACTCGACTACCTTTCCGACAAGGAACAGTTCTTAGACTTCCTAGACTATGTGGCCGCAGGGCGCGAAGCCGCCATTGCTCAGCTTCACCGCGCCAACGAGGGACGCATCCGTGAAATTAGTGGGCGCATCCAAGCTCTGGATGAGATTCTTTCTACCTGTAACTACTTGGTGCTGTCGGCTAAACGGGTAAAGAGACAGTAGAATTTCTGCGGGGTGTTAGAATGAGGGTTCGCAACCCTTAGCGGCGTAAAGGCTAAGAAACAACAATGCCTACTGAAGTCCAAACGGCTAACGCTGGAGCCGCCCAAAAACCAGTGATGTCCAACATATCGCCGAGCAACTTTGTTGCTCAGAGGTATAAAGCCCAAGTGGAGGCTGCAAAGGCGCAAAAATCGCCACCGCCACCCCCAGTTGAGGAGAAGCCAATTCCTGAGCCAGAAGCTACGGAACCCACTGAACAGCCAAAAGAGCCTGAGCAGGAGGTTACGCAGTCGAACGCTCAAGAGGAAGCAAAAGTTCTTTCTAAGGACGTTGAGATGGAAAACATGAGTGAAGCGGAGCTTAAAGAGCTTGCGTCAAAACTCGGCAGCAAAGCTGTCGCTAGGTTCGGTGAACTCACCGCCAAGCGACGTATTGCTGAAGAGCAGTTGGCACAGCTCCAAGCTGAAGTCGCTCGTCGCGAAGAAGGTCCACTAGAAGCTAAAGTGGAAAACAACCCATACGCCACCGTTGCCACCCCTGAAGAATTACAAACAAAGTTCACAGAGGTAAACGAGGTGATTGATTGGGCCGAAGACCTTCTTGATAAGAGTGAAGACCTTGCTGGTGATGACGTTGTAGCTAACGTCAATGGCAAGGAATACACGAAACGCGATGTCAAGGATGCTGCAAGGAAAGCCCGCAAAGCGCGGGACACCTACTTGCCAGCACAACATAAGGAAATTAAACTGGCCCAAGATCGCACAGTCTTGCGCCAAGTCCTAGTTGATCGTTCCAAAGCGGAACTACCTTGGATGCAAGGCGAGGACAACGACATCCGTAAGCAATACGAGGCAATGATGAGTGATGAGCGTCTGAAGGGCTTGGAGAAATCCCTGCCTGATTTGGCTCCACAAATCCCGTATCTCTTGGCTCATGCGGCTAATAGTTTGTATGCTCGGCGGTCAGTGGATGCTAAACCATCCGTTAAACTGTCCCCGAACAGCCCAATTATTAACCAGTCCGCCGACTCCCTAAAGCCTGAAGCTCGTCAGAGCAAGGCCCTGAAAGACCTTAGTGAACGATTTGGAAAATCGTCTAGTTATAAGGACTTCGCAAAACTTCGTGCTCTTCAACATTCTAAAACTTAATTATCATGGCTTTTTCAAATACCTATTCGACCACCAATCCGGGCTCCGCTGTTTCTAACCGCGAAGACCTCACCGACGTTCTGACGGTCCTCGCCCCCGAGGAGACGCCACTCACCTCTCTTGCCAAAAAGAGCAAAGCCACCGCCACTTTCAATGAGTGGACCGTGGACTCTCTTGCTACCCCAGTGACTGCTGGTGTGCGCGAGGGTCAGGACATTTCCACCTTCGTGGACAAGTTCTCTGGCCGCGCCCGTCTCGGCAATTACATCCAGTTGTTCCAAAAGAACTACATGGTGTCCCAACTTCAGGACGCTGTTGAGTCTGTTGGCCCAGCTAAAATTGCTGAAGCAGAGGCGAAAGCCATCCGCGAGATGAAACGCGACATCGAGGCCACTGTCGCTGGCACGCAAGATCGTGCAGTGGAAGACGGCAGCGCAACGGCTTACGCTATGCGCGGTCTCGGCAACTGGCTTGCATCTGCTACTCCAGCAGACGTTCCATCGGCCTATCGCACCCCAGCGGCCTCCATTCATAGCACCGGCGCACTTACGGAGTCGGCTTTCAACGGTCTTGTTGCCTCGATCTTCGAGAAAACGGGAACGGTTGATGCCCTCACGCTCGTTGCTGGCACGACCCTTCGTCGCACCATCTCTGGCTTTGCCCGTTCTGACGGCAACACCAACGAGAACGTGTTCCACGTCAACCAAATGGCTACCGACAAGGAGATCACCCTCTCGGTGAACACCTACGATAGCGATTTCGGTATCATCACCATCATCAACGGCAATCCTGCTTGTATGCCTTCGGCTACGACCGGCTATCTCATCAACCCCGACTACATTGGCGTTGCTGAACTGATGAGCATCGGTAGCACCCGGCTTCCAAATCAGGGCGGCGGCGAGCGCGGCTTCATTGACGCGGCTCTGACGCTTCAGGTTTATTCGCCATTGGCTCACGGCAAGATTACGGTTGTTGCGTAATAAATCGTTAGAGTAGCTTCAAGGCTTGTATGGTATTATCCATGCAAGCCTTTTTTATGGACATCATCACCCAATTACCACGAAGCTCAAACAGTGAAGCCAACCGTGCGTTGTTCAACGAACTCCGATACGGAGTGAAACTAAAAGAAGCGTGGGAAAATGAGCGCGAAAGCATTTGCGCCAAGCACGCTGAGAAGGTAAGGAAGGCCCAAGGAGAAGGACAAGGTTTTAACAGCCTACGATGTGTTGCCGTAACTCCTGCGTGGGAGTGGTTTAACATGAGAAACAAGTATGGTGCAGAAGCTATGCGAGATCGCGGCTTCATCAAAGACTTCCAAAAGCGTTTCCCCCATCTCAGTCCCAATAAAATCTAATGGCCGAAGGCACATACAGCGACTTACTACTTAGGATAAAGGCTCTGGCTGGCGTAAGCGATTTTACGGAGACAGAACTCACCTTCCTGAACAGCTTGGTCAACCGTAGGGCAAGTGCTGCCTACGAATCCACCAACTATTGGCCGCGCTACCTCGTGGTGGGAGAGAAACGAACCATTAGCACCCCAACCGTTACGGCTGCTGCCATTGAAGCGGGCAACACCTACACCATTCTAACGGTGGGAACCACCAACTTTGTGTCCATTGGGGCTTCTGCTAACACGGTGGGCAAAGTGTTTGTAGCTACGGCTACCCCCAGCCCCGCTGGCACGGGCACCGCCACCCTAAGCACGAACATTGTCCCATTT